CGTTCAACTTCCGCGGTGATCTCAACGAGACGGTTCTGAGCAAGCTCAGGCCGTGCGAAGTCGATCTCAAGCTCCCAAGTGGGGAAGTCATAGATGCAGAAGATCTTCTCGTGCGGTGCGCTCGCTACGATCTTCTTGATCTGTTCTGGAGCAAACCACTTCAACTGCTGAACTTCTCCGTCGACGATGGCACGAACTCCGAAGACCACGAAACGCTTCTCGAGCTGGTTGATCGCGACACCCTTCATGATACCTTTGCCGCACCATTCACCGAAGATTGCAAGGTGACTTGCGTTGGAGATACCCTCTCCGAGCTCGCACAGGTCCTGAGCCGTCTTCAGCATCTGAGTAAAGGTGGTTCCATTTTCAGCTACAAACGCAGCAAAGCCAGCGTTGTCTTCCAACGGAGTGATGCACCGCTCACGAGACTGTGCCCAAATCTCTCCGGTCTGACGGTCCAGCACAACCCCAGCGTTCGTGCCGTGTAGCTTGACAGTCCCGGTAAACTTCAGAGTTGGGAGTGCAACCCCGTGGTAGTCACAACGCTCCCGTACTGTCTTGACCGCGTTACGGTACTGGTCAATGCTAGGGAAACCAAAGTGCTTCATGATTTCTTCTCCTTCTTCGCCTTCTCTTTCTTGAACTTCTTGTATGCTGCAACCGCGTTACTGACGTTGAAGGAGTGGCACTTCTTGGGGGTCTTCCCCATGATGCGCATCGCTTCTTGCCAGTGAACTCCGTGTCCAGGAGTGCTGACGCCCTTCAGATCGAACTTGTCGAACTGAACCAGGTGAGCGATCTCATGCGGGATCGTGTCATTCAGGATCTCGGAGACGTTCTCTCGAAAGAGAGTCATGTTGAGATCGATCACCATGGTTGCATGGGCCATCCCAGCGTAGCGTGCTCGCTCGAGGCTCTGATGCTCGAGCTCAAACGTCAGCTTGACCGGAACCGGGATCTTACAACCAAGCTTTCTGTTGACAACTCGAGCATAGACGTTAGCAACTCGCTGCGCTGCTTCTTGCAGCTGACGATCAGTGTACTCCATGTCTCAGACCAGCTCGAACGACTTCAGCTCCAGAGCCGCACGCTCGTACTTGCGCTTGAGACGCATCGCCTCAGCCAGCCTGCGCTCACCGTCGGCGTACAGGTTCTCCGGGGAGAGACGAACTTCGATAGTCTCGAGCAGGTTCTCGACGTCGATAGCGCTCAGCGAATCGATCGAAAGCGCAAGACGGTTGAAGAGCTTGTTGTAGAAGTTCTCTTCTTCAATCAACCACTTCAGCGACATAGAGATTCTCCAATCAACGTTGCGATAGGAGAATTATAACATAGTCTACTGAAAAGTAAACACTTTATGTGGTTGAATCGGAAGTTCTCTTGAAAATTGTCAATCCAGCGATCAATTCTGGTTCAAATTCCTTGAGCTGACGGAACATCTCAAGCATCGTGGTACCAGATGAGAGAATGTCATCAACCACGATGACCTTCTGACCCATGACTTGTTCTAGCGTCTGATACGCATCCTTCAGCTCAACGAAGTTCTTGATGAACTTCGTGTACGGCTTGTAGAGCTTCTTCAGCTCAAGGTTACCGTCCTTGATGTTTCGAGCAAGTGACTTCTTGAGATCACTGACAGCTTCCGGGTTTTCCTCTGCAAACTTCTTCCAATCTGGGTGAGCTGTGTTGATCATCGCTTCTTCATCACCAGCTTTCAACACCGTCTTGATGAAAGCTTCGTCAGCAACCTTGATGTTAGGATAAGCTGACTTCAGCTTCTCGACAAACTTCTTGAGAAGGTCAGAGCTGGACTTCGGATAGATGATGACGGTAGGATCAAGGTGATCGATGATCTTCTTAGAAGCTCCTACCACCCCGGTGAGAAACTGATCAAGGATCTTGTCGTTGACCTGGTACGGACCCTTTCCCTTGAGCGAAGTTAGAAGCTTCGTCGTTTGGTCGCTGCTGATGTAGTTGAGAATCGAGTAGATCGGGTCTGATCCCTTGATCGACGTCTTGTACGGAATTCTCTTGAAGGATGTGCTGATGGTGTCCTTCGTTGAAGCTTCACGCCACGACGTTGTCGAGAAGACAACTCGATCATTGGCTGCCGAAATCCCCTCGAGGATTGACACCAGATCAAATTTTAGTTCATGCAACTTCATAGAGCAGTCCTAAGCTTCGTGTCACGCACTATGCTATTTACTTGAAAATAACAGGCGCCTTGAAGATTCTTCAAGGCGCCGGTGATGATTTTCGTTTGAGCGCTTAAGAACGCAAAACTAAGCAGACCAATTTATGCGAAATTTTGAAAGGAATCCATATTTCTCAAAATCTACAGTTTTAAGAACTTTTCTTACTGCATCTGCTTTTACCGGCTCATTGAACTGAATATCACAACCAAATGATTTACCGCTAAAAACATTGCCTGGGTGAACATTCCCACCTGGAAATTCAATTTTACAGCTACGAAACTTTAATGGGGTCTTTTTGAAAGCCGTTTCAATAGCATCTGTTAACCCATCAGTGTCAACTTGATTATGAGCAGCAGTCAACTTTAATGGCCACCATGTTTCAGGTTCGCTATCTTCAAAAAGATATTCAGCAAAGTTCATCATTTAAGCAAACCTTTTATTAGATCTGAGCGCCCGTGGTAACGACACGGATCGGAATGTAGATGAATTCGACGGCTTTTGCCGGCTTCACCGCGATGTCGACCCACAGCTCGTTGCGGTCGATTCTCGTCGGAGTGTTGTTCGACTCATCGCAAAGCACGACGAAGTCATACAGACCGCGACGCATCATGATGTCATTCAAGTAACCGTCGATCATCGCCTTGATCGAGTCCCGCGTGATCTTGTCGTTGAGTTCGAAGAGGTACGCCATCGCAGCCTTGCGGATGTCACGCTTGATCTTCATCAGCATGCGCATCACGTTGACGCGGTCAAGCGCCGAGGTCAGGCTGTACGACGTCTTCTGACCGAACACCACGATGCCGCGTCCTGGGAAGAACGGGATGATGTTGATGTTCTTCTGGAACTCGTACAGAATGTCACGCTGTCCCTGGTTGAGCGGGGTCGCGACGAAGGTCGTAGCAGTTCCCAGGGTACCCGTGACATAACCAACGTTCGAAACTCCGGTCAGAACACCGCGGCGGAAGCCGGCTGGTGGGAACCAAACTTCAGAGACGTTGTCACTGTAGGTGTAAGCCTTCAGCGCGAGTCCTGAAGCTGCGACGAACACGTCACGTCCGTCGAGGTTCGAAGCCACAGCGTGCGGGTAGTAGTAAGCTACGTCCTGGCTGCGGTAACGAGCAACGGTCAACGACCAGACAGCCGTATCTTCGGGCGTCTTGTTGAACGGAGTGTCAGCGATGACGAACGCTTCCTCGTTGATGGCTTGCGAGAGGTTCAGCAGCTCATCAACTACCTCGTGGTAACCAGGGCAGAGGATCAGGTTATACTCGTAGATCTCAGAGCGAACGTCCTGGTTGCTGTTGATCTCAGCTTGCAGAGCAGTCACGATCGTGACGCGCTTAGCAGCGTCGTTTGCACCCAGCGGATCAAGCGCAGTGTTCGCGGTAACGTTGAACGTGAACACGTCACCACCCGAGAACGGGGTAGCACCTGTGTTCAGCGTGAAGGAGACGATACCGTTGTTGTACGGAACGCCTACCGTTGCGTTACCCTGCGGCCCGGAGATGAATCCAGTAACGCTGAAGGTCGTTGCGTTGAGAGCCGTTACCGTCCACAGCTCAGCCACCGCCGTGTTCTGGTCAACCGCGACGCTCGTCATCGTACCGTTACCGACACCGGTGAGGAGCGGAGTATCGGTAGAGAACGTCGTGACCGGGTTGTCAGAGGTGTCAACGTCTGCGCGAACAACGTAAGCACGGTTACCAACGTTGAGGTACTGGTTCAGCGCGAACAGACCGTACTCGTTGCGGCAATCACCGTGCTGTTCTGCACCGGTGTTGTCTTGCCAGAAGTACGGAATTCCGTAGGTGTCAACCGATTGGTTAAGCGAAGTGATGGTTCTAACAACTCCTGACTCCTTGCAGCCTGGAGCGTCCGTGATGCCGTCCACCTTCTTCTTGTCAGCGCGAGTTGCGACGAAGAAAAGCGGCACTGTAGGCGCCGAAGCCGGGATGTAGAAGCTCTCATCGATGATGGTAACGCTTACGCCTGGAGAAACTAGTGTCGGCATTTTGAAAAACTCCTCAGGATCTCAATGGAGATTCATTGTACTCGGTA